TGACGCCATTGATACGCAAGGCTTCGAGGGCTGCATGTTCGTCGGCTCGATTGCCACGGCCAACGCGGGCAACTTCGGCAAGGTGCAGCAGTCCTCAGACAACGACGCGGACACTTACGCCGACCTGGAAGGGACCAAGAATGTGCCGGGAACCAGCGGGGACTCGTTCCTGATTGACGTGTTTCGCCCGCGCGAGCGGTATCTCAAATGCTCGATCACCCGGGGCGCTTCGACCGCCACCGGCGACCTGTACGCCATTTTGTACGGCGCGCACAAGGCCCCGACCAGCCACGGGGCGACGATTGATGCGGAAACGCACGCTTCGCCGGCTGAAGGGACGGCATAAGGTAGTAGGTAGTAGGTAGTAGGTAGTAGGGGGTCACGACTGGCCCCCTGCACCAAAATAAGGAGAAGACGATGAAGCAAAAATTAGCCATTTTAATGGTGGTATTGGCAGCCATGCTGTACGCGGCCTGGCCGACTATTGCCCAGAACGTGGCCTGCTACCGCGAGCAGGGTGGGGCCAAGAACGTGGCCGCGTCGGGCTGCGAGTTCGAGTTTCAGAGCGGCTCGACGCTGGACATCCAGGCCGGGGCAACGGCGGTCATCCCTGGCTCTATCCTGGGCCAGAGCGGGGTAGTGCGCTATCCGACGCCGGGCGTGGGCATCAACTGCAAGCAATCCACCGTGACCGACACCGTGACCTACACGGCAACGGTGACGGCCATCTCGACCCCACAGTTTGGCGCCTGCACCCTGGAAAGCGTGACCGGCGACGCGGCCCACTGCGGCCTTGAGGTCGGCAGCACCGGCAGCGTGACCATCACGGTTCGCAATGCTGCCGCCACGCCTGCCGCTAATGCGGCGGGGGCGGTAGTGAACTTTTGCGTAGGCGGGACCCCACAATGAACAAGCGGTTATTTTTCGCCCTGGCAGCGGGCTGCCTGCTGGTAGCGGCGGCCCTGGCCCCTTTCCAGGGGGCTGAGGCCCAGGTGACGAGCCGGCGAACTGTGACCCTGCTTGAAAGCGCGGCCCGCACGGAGACAGCCGTTAGCAGCGACGTTGTACTCAACGGCGAAAACCTGAACGTCAAGGGCGGCTACATCACCCTGGATGTGACCGCTGTGCTGACCACGCCGGTCATCACCCTGTCGGTTGAACTCAAAGACCCGCTCAGCGGCCAGTACGAGACCCTGGTGAGCGCCACGAGTGGCGTGACAACGACCGGAACCCATACCTACCTGATCTATCCGGGCGTAGGTTCGGCGGCGGACGATGTGACCCAGGTGACGGAGTATGTGCTGCCACCGATCTGGCGGGTGCAGGTGGAACACGCGGACACCGACCCGATCACCTATTCAGTCGGGGCTGCGCTGGTGCAGTAGGCGGCCCAAAGGAGCGAACTATGTGGATCAAATTAAGGACACTCATGGCCGGGCCCGGGGGCGTCATCCAGCCCGGTTCGGTGGTGAATTTACCGGACAAACAGGCACAGGAACTGGTAAACAGCGGCCAGGCCGAGCAGGTCGAAAAACCGGCCCAGCTTCCCTTACCCTTGCCGGAGGTTAAGGGCAAGAAAGAAAAGGCTACGTCCAAACAGGCGGCGCAGGCGGAGACGCGGGGCGACGAAGCGGGCACGTAACAGGCCATCGTTCAGGCGTTGAATTTTAAAGCAAAGGCGGAACGGGATGGTTATCAAGCAGACGGTTGCGCCGGCCAGCGAGCCGGTGAGCCTGGTTGAAGCGAAGCTGCACCTGCGAGTGGACATCAGCGACGACGACGCCTACATCACCGGCCTCATCACGGCGGCGCGGATTTACTTTGAGGCGACGGCGCGCCGGGCGCTCATTAGCCAGACCTGGCGGCTCAGCCTGGACGCCTGGCCCTGCTCGGATGAAATCGCGCTGCCCAGGCCACCGCTACAGTCGGTGACCTCGATCATCTACAAGGACGATGTTGGCGCGCAAACAACCCTTGCCAGCGCCAGCTACATCGTGGACACCGACAGCGAGCCGGGCCGGGTGGTGCTGGCCTACGGCGAGAGCTGGCCCTCCGGGGTGCTGTATCCGGCCAACCCGATCCAGATCACCTACGTGGCCGGCTACGGGGACGAGGGCAGCGACGTGCCAGAGCAGGTGCGGCAGGCGATCAAACTGCTGGTGAGCCACTGGTACGAGAACCGCGAGCCGGTGGTGGCGAGCGGGGCCGTGCCCAAAGCGATCCCGCTGGGCGTGGACAGCCTGATCTGGCTCAACCGGGCCTACTAATTGTGAATTGTGAATTGTGAACGGAGGAGAGCTATGAGGCGAGTAGAGCGGCTTTTGGTGATGTTGGTACTGGCGGCGGCGATGGGGCTGGGGTTGGCAGTTCCGGTCTTGATGCAGCCGAACTTTGAGGTTTTGGCTGCGCCGGCGGCTTCCGGCGAGGACGGGACGCGGGACACAATCACCCCGACCAGCGTGCTGGATACCGGGGTAGAGATGACCCTGGCGGCGGCCAGCGGCGATGGCCACAAGTTCGCCAACACCGGCGATGAAATCGTGGTGGTCACAAACGATTACACCGCCACCGTGACCCTGACGGTTGTGACCGGGGGAACGGCCGGGGGCCATCCGATTGACGACGTGGACATCGAGCTTGAGGCCGGGGAGACCACGCTGGCCGGGCCGTTTGAGACGGCGATTTTCAACCAGACCAGCGGCTCGGACGCCGGGCGGGTTTACCTGACCTTTGATGCGACTGTGACCGGGACGGTGGCCGACTCGGTGACGCTGAACGTGTACCGGGTGCAGTAATGCGGGCAGGGACGCTGCGCCACCGGGTCACGTTCCAGCAGCAGGTCACGGCGCGGGACACGGACGGGGCAGAGATTGTCATCTGGAGCGATTTTGCCACCGTCTGGGCGGCGCTAGAGCAGCCGCCAGGCCGAGTGCAGGGCCGGGAAGGGTTTGACAATTTCGCCTCGCAAGAGCTGGCCAGGGCGGACACGCTCGTGCGCATCCGTTACCGGGAGGGCATCCACCACAAGCTGCGGATCGTTTTCGGCAGCCGCATTTTCGACATCCTGGCGGTGGCTGAGGTGGAGACCCGGCGGCGGGAAATTCACCTGCTGTGCGAGGAGAAGCCGGAGGCGTAGGCCCCCTCCCCTAGCCCCTCCCAGAGGGAGGGGGACAGAGACAGGGGGGAGAAGAAAGGATGGGTTTTGTTTATGGCCGATGGGCTGACGACCGATGTGATCGGTGAAGAAGAGGTTGTGGCGGCGTTTAAGGCCATTTGGAGCCGGCTGCAAGCGAACCTTGAGGATATGGCCCACAAAGCGGCCAAGCCAGTGCGCGAGGATGCCGTAGAGAACGCGCCCGAACTGACCGGCAACCTGAAGGAGAAGATCGTTCAGGAGACCATAAAGAAGACCAGCACCCAGGCGATTGTGGGGGTAGGGCCGGAGGACAAGGCGGCGTTTTACGGGTTGTTTGTGGAGTTTGGCTTTGAGCCGCACGAAGTCGAGCGGGAGCAAGTGAAGGGCCTGCCGGTGAGCGACACGGCCTTTCGGGCTTCGATGCAGCATCCGGGGTACAGCGGGCAGCCGTTTCTCAGGCCGGCCTTCGATGTGAACGCGGACAGGATCGTTGACTCAATTGGGGACGATGTGAATAGGCTGGTTGGGGATTAGCCCTTAGCCCTCCCCTAACCCCTCCCAGAGGGAGGGGGACAGAGGGAAGGGGGCTTGCGGGGAGGACGGGCGATTTTGAGCACCATCGAAGACGCGATTTATGGCGAGCTGAGCACGCGGAGCGAGATTACCGGCCTGGCGAGTGACCGGACCTATCCGCACCACCTGCCCCAAAACCCGACCTACCCGGCCCAGAGCTACCGGACGGTTACAAGCGCCGTGCCGATGGCCCATGACGGGCCGGGCGACCTGGTGACGCAGCGGATCCAATTTGACCACTATGGCCGCACGGCCAAAGAGGCCCGCAGCCTGGCCCGCGCCGTGCGGAGCGTACTGAACGGCTTTCGGGGCACGCTGGGCGGCCTGGTTGAGGTACACGGCATCTTTTTTTTGAACGAGGTGAGCGATTTTGGCGGTGGGGCCGAGGTGCATCGGACCACCACCGATTTTAAGTTTGTCTACAAGGAGGAGTAAATGGGATACGATGGCGGATTTGGGGTGACGTTCAATATCGGCTCGGCGGCGATATCGGGATCGCCCAGTTACACGGCGATTGCCCAGGTAAGGAAATTCAACGGCATCGAGATTGAGCTTTTGATGTCGGACGTGACCAATCATGGCAGCGCGGCGGGCTTTGAGGAGACGATCCCCAGCGGGCGCAAGAAGATAGCGCCGATCGAGCTTGAACTGGCCTTTGACATCACCAACGCCACGCACGCCAACGCGAGCGGGGGGTTAATCCACGCGCTGCTCAACGAGACCAAGCTGGCCTACCAGATCATATTTCCCGATGCCAGCACAACCACGTGGACGTTCGATGCACATGTGAACAAGATCAAGTTTGACTCGCCACAGGAAGAGCACGTGATGGCGACGGTGACGATGCAGCCGACCGGGGCAATGGGGATTGCGTAGGGCGGCGGATAGCAGATGGCTGATGGCTGATGGCGGATAGCAGATGGCAAAGAGCAGGAGACAGAGGATGACGAAATATCTAACCCGTGACGACATTTTGCAGGCCGACGACATAACCCATGAGGATGTGGGCGTACCGGAGTGGGGCGGGGTGGCGCGGGTGAAGGCCCTGAACGGCGCAGAGCGAGACCAGTTTGAGGCCAGTATCACCGAGATGAAAGGCAAAAAGACCCGCATCAACGCCCAGAACGTGCGGGCGCGCCTGGCGGCCCAGACCATTGTGGACGAGGCCGACAAGCCAATATTTAGCCTGGCCGACATCGAGGCGCTGGGCAGGAAATCGGCGGCGGCCCTGGACCGGGTTTTTGGCGTGGCCATGCGCCTGGCCGGGATGCGTGATGCGGACCTGGAAGAGCTGACGGAAAATTTTCCCGACGCCCCGAACGACGCTTCTACTTCCAACTAGCCAAAGAGTTGGGCTGGCCCAGCGTAGAGTGGGGTCTGAAAAACATCTCCAGCCGGGAACTGAGCGAATGGCAGGCGTATGCGCGCCTTGAGCCGTTTGGCGAGCAGCGGGCCGATCTGCGCGCCGGCATCATCGCGGCGGTGATCGCCAGCGCGTTCCGCAACCCCAAGAAACGTAAAGACCCCTTCTCGCCGGCTGATTTTATGCCGGTGTTTAGTAAGGCTAAGGCTGAGGCTGAGGCTGAGGAACAATCGCCCGGGCAGATGCTGGCGTTTGTGGAGATACTCAACGCGATGTATGGGGGGAAGGATTTGAGACAACCCTCCCAGCCCTCCAAGCCCTCCCCTAACCCCTCCCAGAGAGAGGGGGACAAGAGGGAGGGGAAAAGAAAAAGGTAGCGGATGGCAACAGTTGGGCGGCTGATCGTAGAGATCGGGGTCAATCTAAAGGCGCTGCAAAGCGGGCTGAAGCAGGCGCAGACCCTGGTCAAAAATACGAGTAGCGAATTTAAGACCGGGGTCTTTTCGGGCCTGACGACGGCGGCGGCCAACCAGGGCATTGAACTGCTGGAGTCGGGGCTGCGGACCACGTTCCAGACGATGGCCGATGGCGTCTCAAAGGCTGCCGACCTAGAAAGCCAGCTTGATGCGATTGGGGCCATTTCCGGGGCAACTGAGGCGCAGATCGGCGGGCTAAAGGATGTCATCAACGAGTTGGGGGTTGATCCCAATTTGACAGTATCGGCCTTTGAAGCGGCCCAGGCGGTAGAGGAGCTGGCTGCCGGGGGCGTGGCCCTGGAAGACATTATGAACGGCGCGGCGCGGGGCACGGTGGCCCTGGCCAACGCGACCGGGGCCGACTATGCCCAGGCCGCGACCATTGCCGCCGATGCCATGAGTATTTTTAACATCGAGGCCGACAACCTGGGAACGGTTGTTGACGGCGTGGCCGCTGTGGCGGTGCAATCCAAGTTTGATGTGAATGATTACGCCCTGGCCCTGGCCCAGGCGGGCGGGGTGGCGAAGGCGAGCGGCGTTGAGTTTGACGATTTCAACACGGCCATCACCGGCATCGCGCCGCTGTTCGCCAGCGGTTCGGACGCCGGCACGTCGTTTAAGACCATGCTGCAACGACTGGTTCCCAGCACAAACCCGGCCAAAGAGGCGATGGCAGAGCTGGGCATCATTAGCCTTGACACGAGCCAGGCCATTGCGTTTCTGGCCGAAAACGGGATCAAGCCGGCCACAAACAGCGTGGAAGACATCAATGCGGCGCTGGTGGATTACGGCAAAAACGCCGGGTTGACCAAAGAGGAAACCAGCCAGCTTGCCGACAGCCTGATCACCTCTCAAAACAGCTTCTTCACCGCCGAAGGGAATATGAGATCCATGGCGGAGATTGCCGGCATTTTAGACCAGGCTTTCTCCGGCCTCTCCGAGGAGCAGCGCAACCAGGCGCTTTCGACCATCTTCGGCACCGACGCGATGCGGGCGGCGGTGGGGTTGATGGAATTGGGCGGGCAAGGGTTTACCGACCTGCAAACCGCGATGTCCAACACCAGCGGCGCGGACGCGGCGGCCCAGCGCATGACCAACCTGAAGGGAGCGACCGAGATACTCAACGGGGTGGTCGAGAGCCTGCAAATCCAGTACGGCGACAGGCTGCTGCCCAAGCTGACCGAGATGGCCCAGAAGGCCACTGACTTCGCTTCGACCCAGGGGCCGGCCCTGGTGGACAGTTTAGCCGACCTGACCCTGGGGGCGATTGATTTTGGCGAGCGGGCCGGGCCGATGCTGGAACGGGGCCTGGGGACGATTAGCGGGCTGGGCGAGGCGACCAACAGGCTGGTTGAGGCGGCGATGGGTTTGGGCGAGCAGCTCGGCCTGGTCAGCGAAAATGCGGAGAAGGCGGACGGGGTGATGGTGATCCTAAACGGCGTGGTCACTGCGGCGACGGCTCCCTACGAAGGGCTACGGTTTGTGCTTGAGGGTGTAGCCGGGGGCCTTCAGCTTATGGCCGAGGAGGCGCGCATGGTCAAACGCTGGATTGACGATTTGAGCGGCTCGATGAACGGCCTTGACCAGATGCTACCCGACTGGCTGCGGCCCGGCAGCCCGCCGCCGCTGGCCTACGCGCTGGAAGACATCAGGCAGCAGATCGAGCAGATGCCTGAAATGAAGGACCAGTTCAGCGTGCCGGGGATGGGCGGCATGCGGACCGAGGGGTTTGTGGGCAATATGGAGACGACCGTGTACGTGGACGGGGTGAGCGCGACGAGCGTGAGCCATACCAACCCGGCTGACGAGGCGATCAGGATGACGGTAGAGATGCTGCGGCAGCGGTTGAAGACGTAACCTCACCCCCC